AACTGGGGAAAAATGTGGAAATGTGGAAAACTCAAAATCGACTCCGCAAAGTGTTGATTCTAACCTACATCACGGAGGGGAAATATTAACAGGTTTCCCACACATTAAAAGGAAAACTCAGCCACACGAAAAACCGTGCACTCGCCAGGTCTACGCGAGCGAGGAAGTAGCCGAAAGAACGGCTAGGAAACTCCTCGAGAGCAAGATCCGCGCGACCGTCGACCGTTGTAAGTTTTGCGGAATGATTCACTTATCGGAGATCAGGCACAATGCTCAAGAATAAGAAACGCACCAAAGGCCGCAAGTACAACCGCGGCAAACTCTGGATCGAGCGCCGCGACGAGGCCTTTCGGCGCGCCGGCAACCGTTGCGAGGTCAGCGGCGCCGAAATCGGCCATTGGGGAGTGCCCGACTACGGCGCGAAGGAGATCCCCTGGGTTTGGAAGAGGGCGGCCGACCATATCATCCCCGAGCGATGGATCCGCCAGTTTATGCGCGGCGCCGACCCGCACCTTTTGGAAAACCTCATCGTAATCACCCCCAAGCTTCACGGGCAGAAGTGGGCCGTTGAGCGCCGAATCTACGCCGGCGACTGGCTTGCTTACATCTACGAGCTTAAAAAGTTAGGTTTTGAGGAGGCCCGGGTTAAGAAGGCCCTGGCCGCCCTCGCGAAATCGATCCCGGAGGCCCTATGCAAGCCGACACCGTGCCGCAATACAAGCGTTTAGAGATCTTACTCGACCGCGCCGCCAGGAAGATCGACGCACACCGCCGGGTCTACCTACTCGAACTCTCGGCGGAACTTTTCGAGCCCGCGGTCCTCGACGGCCGGATCCATGGGATCGAGGAACTCTTTTACCTTTTCGGGGCAAACGCGGTTATTAATTTGTCAAACTACATCGACCAAATCCGGGCCGAAGAGGGCGCCGCGATCATCGAAAAGGAGCTCAAACGTGCGGATCCGCGATAAATGGCACGAGGTCTCCGGCTTTGCGACCCCTGGCGCCAAGCCCGAGGACATAGAGGCCATGCGGCGCGTTTTTTACGCCGGCGTAGCCTCGGCCTGGATGCTTATGATCGAAGAGACTCGCCAACTCAACCCGCAGCAGGTTATGCACGTCCTCGATGGGATCCGGTACGAGCTCGACGAATTCCAGAAAGAGATCCTTATCGGCATCAAACCGGAGGGCAGCGTCCAGTGATCCACAACTTTTCCACGCCTCGACACGTAACCGGTATTTACCTCTTGAAGCGGCTGCTTTTTTGCAGTTTAATCCTCACCGGGATAGTCGCCTATTTCCTCTTTAAAAATTAGATCAGGGCCTCGGGAGGGCCCCCGTATGAGCGGAGAGACTCTTAACCTCGGCAACATTTGCAGCGGCGCCGTTGAGGAAGTTTTCCAGCGGGAGCTCAGGGCCGTACTGGCCAACATGGCCGACGCGAACACCAACCCGGAAGCCAAGCGGAAGATCAACGTCGAATTTACGTTCAAACCTTTTAAGGATCGCAGCGGCGCCCAGGTCGAATTCAACTGCACGAGCAAGACGGCCGCGATCGAGACCGTTAAGGGCACCGTCTACCTCGAGCGCCGCGGTACGGAAATGGTTGCAATTGCCCACGATCCACGCCAGGCCCGCCTATTCAATCCTGGAACGACCTCTATTGACCAGAAAAAAGACTTACAATAGAGTAAACCTCAGAAACGGAGCAACGCATGATTGAAGAAGCGATAAACCGGATCCTCGAGCTCGCCAAGCCCAACCAGGTCGAACTTAGCGGCCTCCAGTTTTACGACAAACCTCTAACCCTACTCAGACCACCGGAGGCCCCGCCGATAGCAGTTACAACGCTGGCCGGTTTTATGGACCTTTACCACGAACGCCTCGAGGAAATCGCGGGCGCCAACGCGGCAAGCGATCTATTCATCCATATACTTAGCCCTAACGTTGTGGAGTTAGTAAGCGCAGCGGAGACCCAGTATGGTTGCCGGCGCGTATGGATGCGGGCGAGCCCGCCGTCCGAGCTCGCCAAATTTCCGTTTGGGCAATTCATGGAGCCCGAGAAGTTTCTTATCGGCCTGCAATCCATGTTTCAACGGGTGAAGATCGAAAGCCCCGACGGCGCCGTCCTCGGGGATCTCGATTATGTCTTGCAGATCGCCAGCAACATTTCGGCCGAGGAGGCCGTCACCCTGGCCGACGATGGGATCTCGCAAAAAGTAGGCGCGACCCAGGGCATTGTCCTCAAAGGTCACACGACACTAAAACCGCGCGTAAGCCTCGCGCCCTACCGCACTTTTTCGGAGATCGATCAGCCGGTCTCGGACTTCCTTTTCCGAGTCCGGAAAGACGACCGCAGTACCGTTGCCCTGGCCTTGTTTGAGGCCGACGGCGGCAGATGGCGCCTCGGAGCGGTCAAGGCTATTCACGATTGGTTTTTCGCCGCCCTGGACGAGGACGAAGTTATAGCAATTGTCCGATAAATTCCCTCCGCGCAACCCGACGCGCACACAAGGGCCCTCTTTTCCACAGGATAGAGGGCCCTCCCCTTGACAGCCGTGTTATCCTCCAAACTGTCCTAGCTGCACCTGCCCGCGGCAGATCACGATTTACCGCGGTTACGCTCGCCTAAAGGTCTAACTATCTCTAAAAATTATTCTGTACGCTATCCCGACGGAAGCCGGAGGCATGTCTCGAGAGAGGAGAAGGAATCCCTCTTACTGGCCGGCCGTATCCGCCAAACCGCCCCGAGAAAATACCTCTACATCGGTCCCCGCCATACCCTTCACGCCTTCTCAGATCTCAGAAATCTAGCAGTTCAACCGATCGGGAAACTTCGCCGTTTCCTCGACGGGAATTTTGTCTATGTGGACTCCGAAGGCCTCCAACACAAAGAAATGATGGAGACCCCGGAGGGCCTAGTCGAGCGACTCACCAGGACAGGTAAATTAAGGCCTCAAATTCAAACACAGGAGCACACGTTATGAGCACCGCTTTACTCGACGGACAGAAGAATTTTGCATACGGGCCGGCCGGCGCAAAAAACCCGATCGGCATGGGACGCGCCGTACTCAATTTGACCTCGGCGCAGATCCTTGCCCTGCAGACGACCGGGATCCAGCTAGTCGCAGCCCCCGGCGCCGGCAAAATGATTGTGCCAGTCCTGGCCATTCAGAACTTTGTGGGCGGATCGATCGCCTACACCAACGCCGGCGGCGCCGTCCAGGTCCAGGTTGGATCCCGAGTTAAGAGCTTGACCGAGGCCGCAATTACCACGGTTAGCCCGAACTCGACCCACACGACCGACGATTGTACCGGCGCCTCGACCGCGGCCAACCCGCCAACGGACGAAAACGCGGCTATGGTCCTCAAAAAGATCACAAACAACTATGCCGCGGGCAACGGGACCCTGAGCGTAGTCGTTTACTACACCATCGAAGATACGGCGCCCGTCGCAGACTAAGGAGGGCCCATGCCCGCATGGACCGATTCGCCCTTTGCAAAATCAAAGGGCCTAGTACCGGGCCGGCCGTCCTACTCGGCCGGCTCCAAAAACCAGGGGATCTCCCCTGGCAAAATGTACGTGTCGCAATACGCCGTTGCCTCGAACGTGGTTACCCTCACGGTAGCCCAGTACGAGGGCAACATCCCCGCGGCCGGAGATCTAATCACCGTCGAGGGGTTGCCCGTTGCGGCTTTGAACGTGTCGGACACCGCCCTCGCGAGTGTCACGATCACCAAAGACACCGGCGCCGGTACGATCACATACGCCGCGACAAGCCCCGACGTGGCCACAACGAAAAGCGGCGGCCAGGTTGTCGCCGCGGTCCCGGAAGTCGCCGAGGTCTCGACCCCGAGCCAGGCCTACCAGGCTTTCGCTGTCCCGAAATCCTCCGCTTTCGCCGGCCAGAACGGCCGCGAGATCACCCTCAACGCCAAGTTTCCATCGGCGCCCGCCTCGATCAAGTACAACCTCCAGGCCGCGATCAATAACGTCGACGCCGAGTATACGAGCCTCGGAACCGACCTCACCGCGGCAGGAACCAACTTTTTCAACCTGCCCAATGTTTACAACTTCGTGCGCTACAAGGACACCGGATCGAGCGGCGGGACCCTCCCGACCGTGATCGCTAAGATCCTCATCTAACATGAGCTCGCCCTCAAACTTCCTTTTCGACCTGGCCACAGGCGCCCTAGTCGTAAAGGACTTGGGAGGCGGCGGCGGCAGCAGCGATGTAAACATTATCGAGATCCTCGGGAGTCCCGTCGCCCTCGGCAATCCGCTTTTTGTCGAGTTAAGCGACGGGACAAACGCCCTCGGAACAAACGCCAACCCGATCCGAACGAGCCCCGGATCCGGCGCCGCGACTCAGCCAGTAAGCGGCACCGTTGCGGTCTCAAACTTCCCGGCTACTCAGCCAGTTAGCGGATCGGTCTCGGTCTCGAACTTTCCCGCGACTCAGCCGATCAGCGCCGTTAGTCTCCCCTTGCCGGCAAACGCGGCCCAGGAGACCGGCGGCAACCTGGCATCGATCAAAGCCGACGCGGATATCATTGCGGCGGCCGTAGGCGCGCCGGCAGCAACGGCGCCCACCAAGGCGATCCTCGAGGGCTTGCGCGCGAACGTGGGGACAACCCTCCCGACGGCCGTAACCGACGGGCAGCTTGTCGACGCCATGGCCGACAAACTCGGCCGAACCGTCACCCTCTCGAACGGACACAGATCCTTACTCGGAACAGCGGTCCTCAGTAGCTCGAGCAATTCGCTTGTGAGCTTTATCGGATCCGCCGGCGGCAGCCTCTTTACCGATATCGTTACGTTTATCGTTACGAATGAGAGCTCAACGCCGACCGTGGTTTCTCTCAGCGACGGGACAACGACTTACAAGTTTGCGATCGCAGCCAACGGCGGCGGCGTCTTTACCTTCGCCTCGCCCTTGCCGGCAACGAGCGCGGCGACCGCCTGGCAGGTCCTTAACTCGGCCGGCGTAGCCCTCGATTACGTGGCCCTCTACGTCAAGAACTCCTAATGTTGCTCCCACAACTCGCCGCGGACAACTTCACTCGAGCGAACGAGAACCCTCTCAGCGACGGCGGAAACTGGACGCAATTCGCTTCTACCGCAATTTTCGGCACGGCCAAGCTTGTTTCGAATAACGCCGAGGCCGCCTCGCTTACAAACGCGGACATGGTCTGGACCGGAGCGACCTGGCCGGCCGATCACTGGTCCGAGGTAACCGCGGCGGCGACCAACGCCTCCTACATCGGGGCCTGTGTTCGTGTCAATATCGGCGCATTTACGAGCTATCGCCTGTACTGGCAAGGAACGCTTGGAGGATCCGGAACCCTCACGATCCAAAAATGGAACGCCGGAACCGCGACTGTCCTAGTTACTACCAGCGCAACGGTCAATGTAGGCGACAAAATTCGCGCCGTTGCTCTCGGCAGTTGGCTATTCTTGCTTTTGAACGGGATCCAGCAGCTTGCCGTGAAGGATACGAGTTTCGCCACCGGAAGCGCGGGCCTAATCATTACCCCGGTTACTGCGATCACGGACACGCGCCTTAGTGGATGGAGCGGCGGTATCGTACTGCAGCAAGGCCGGACGACTCTCTTCTCGGACAACTTCACCCGCGCGAACGAGAACCCTCTCAGCGACGGCGGCAAATGGTCGACCATGATCGAGGTCGCAGGAGCGAGCAGTCCAGCACAGGTCCTCTCGAACCTGATGGAGGCCACCACAGTCAGTACTAGAAATGGCGGCTTCGTCAACTCGACGGGAATCGCCGGCACTCCTAACGATCAATGGGCCGAGCTCACCATGGGAGCGAACGCGGGATTAGGCACTGTGGTTTTAGGGCCATGCGTGAGGATGCTATCCGGCGCGACCTGGAATTACGTCAGGGCCCTCTATAACAACGGAATTTACAATTTCCAGCGAGGTCAGACTGGGGGAGTCTTTACAACCTTTGGCTCGACTTCCGGCGCGCCAAGTCCCTTGTCCGGCGACGTGTTGCGCGTAGAGGTAGCCGGGACCCTGTACACCATGTTTTACAACAATATCGCGGTTATGGTTTCGAACGACTCAGCCCTTACATCCGGCGCCATAGGCTTCTCTTTTAACCCGCAGGCGGCCCTCGCAAACGCAAAGTTTAGCCTCTTTCGCGGGGGATCCTTCGAATATCCGAACCAACTCATGCTACAGGGCTTAGGGACGTAACTCAGGAAGGCACGGAATGAGCTCACCGAATACGATCACTCTCAGGAAGATCTCGCCGCCGGCGCCCGCCGGCCAGGGGGAGATCCTCATCTTCGCAGACGCGCACAGCGGCAAGGTCCGTGCGATCGATTCAGCCGGCGTCGACGTTTTCCCGGTCGGATCCTCCGGAGGAGTGGGCAGAGAGGGCCCGATAGGTCCCCGCGGCCCGCAGGGATCATCCGGAGGTAAAGGACCGGACGGTCCGGAAGGCCCGCAAGGTCAAGCCGGGCCGGTTGGGGATCGCGGAGAACCCGGCCCGCAAGGAGCCACAGGTCCAGCAGGCCCCCCAGGCCCCCAGGGGATCGCCGGCACAGACGGCAAGCAAGGCTTACAAGGAATTCCAGGCCCGCAAGGCCCCGCAGGTCCCACAGGCCCCCGAGGCCCGGCAGGTCCCATGGGCCCAGGTCTCACCGAGGAGCAGGTCAGAATGATAGTCACCCAAATGATCCAGGACTCTTATGTCGGCAGGTAGCCAAGCCCCCAACGTCGAATACTTTCCAAAGGTCTCGACCCCGCCCCCGGCGCCGAAAGGCAGCTTAGGGCTTTATTTCGATTTAAACGGGATCTTGACCTCGATCGACGACACCGGCCACACGACGAGCGCAGGGGGAGGCGCGACACCCGGCGGCGCCGATACGGATATCCAGTTTAACGACGGCGGCGACTTTGGCGGCAACGCCCATTTCACTTTCGACAAGGCCACCGGTAACTTGACCTGGGACCCCACGACGGCCGGATCCCTCGGAAAGCTTTCGAATCCCGGAACGGGCTCGAGTATCTTGCTGCAGAGCGGAGACACCGGCCAGGCAGCGATCCGAGTCAGCGATGCAGCCAACGCCGACAGCGGCGGCAATATCATCATCCAGACTGGGGAGCCAGCACCGGGCGGCGGCGGGATCTTCCTCATTACCGAGAACATTAGCGGCACCGGCGCCGGGATCTCCCTCGAGGACTCAGACGCAGCCGGCGGGACAGGGATCGCCATAGTCTCCGATAGCAACAATGTGGAGATCTCGGCCAACCTGGGATCGGTCAACATTTTCGGAGGCAACGGCGGCCAGGTACTTCTTGCCGGCGACGGATCGACGCCTTCGCCGATTGTCCTCGGGCAGACTGGCGACAAAATCCTATTTTTCAACACCGGATCCGCGCCAGCACCGGCCGCCCAACAGACCGTTACGGGAATCAAAGTGGACGCCGTCGCCGCGAGCATTCTCGCCGCCCTTAAAGCTTACGGCTTAGTGATTGACGCCACCACCTAACAAGGGGAAACCATGAGTAGCCCAACGAACAGCCCACAGCCCAACGTGATCTATCTCCCGAAGATCAGCCAGCCGATCCCCGCGCCGGCTAACACGCTTGGCCTGTACTTCGACAAGACGACGGGCAAGCTTACCGGGATCGACTCGGACGGCAATGCGAGCAGTTTTGACCCTGGCGGCGCCCCAGGGGGAGCAGACACCAATGTCCAATTTAACGACAACGGAACCCTGGGAGGGGATGCCACCTTCACGTTTGACAAGGCGACCGACATACTCGTTTTCGACAGCGCAACGCCTGGCGCCGCGATCGAGCTCACCGTCGAGGGGGTTGGATGCTTCGCGTTTTTGGGCGCCGGCACAACCGGAAACGTAGGAGTCGACATTAACTCGAGTATCGACGACGGCGTGCTCATTTTTGCGGGCGAAGTACCCTCCGGCGGGATCAACATCCAGAACGCGCCCGCGACCGGGACCTCGGGCAGCGTCAGGATCGGACACGGCCCGGTTATAGGGACGCCCGATCAATCGATTGTGATCGACTCAAACGGGACACACGTCGCAGTAGGTGGCGGAACGCTAAAACTCGGTTTCCTGGGAGCAGCGCCTATCGTAAGGCCGGCGATCACCGGCGCGAAGGCCGGCAACACCGCCCTCGCGAGTCTTATCACCCAGGGAGTCAACTTAGGGCTTTGGACCGACAGCACGACCTAACTCAGCACGGGGAGCTCAGATGGCCAGGAAGAACAAGAGCGGGAAGCGGCGGCGCCGACCCCTCACTACTAGGCAGCAACTTTACATGAAGTATCTATGTAAGGGAGACGGCCAGGTCCAGGCCTGGCAGAAGGCCGGATATAAGTCGAAACAATCCGGTTACGAGAGCACCAAACTCCTCCGCGAGCGGATCCAACGCGCTTTTTTCCACGTAGGCCTTACGCCCGAGGGTTACATTTGTAAACATTTACTCCCTGCCCTGGACGCAAAGCAGACCGAATTCGCCAAGTTTGAGGGCAAGATTACGGACCGCGAGGACACGATCAACTGGACCGCGCGCCTAAAGGCCATGGAAATAGTCAAGGACATGGCCGGTTACTCAGCGCCTCGAGAGCATGAGCTCGCCGGCAAGGATGGCGCGCCCCTGTCCATGCCGAAGATCATCGACGTTAGCGGGATGCGATCTAAGCCCGCCTCGACGACGTAAGTGCTTGAAGCCCCGCCAGTTCTACGGATGGCCGACTGGTACGAAGCGCAAGAGGTACAACTCGATTTCCACGACTCGACCGCGACTTACCCGCTTATGGAGGGCGGCCGCGGCGGCGGGAAATCGATCGCCTTACTTGCCGAGGCCGTCTACCAGGCCCTAATCGTTCCAGGCTGCAATTGCCTCTTGCTCAGGAGGACCCTTACCGCTTCCGAGAAGGGCGGGATCGAGGATCACTTTCTAAAGTACGTGCCCCGGCACTTTTACCGGAACTGGAACGGGCAGGCGCATTGCGTCACCTTCCACAACGGCAGCAAGCTATTTTTCGGGCACATCAAGAGCGATCGGGATCTCACGCAGTACCAATCCGCGGAGTTTCTCTTTATCGGGTGGGACGAGCTCACACAGTTTACTTACGCCCAATGGGATTATTTGAAGGGCTCGAATCGATGCCCGGTTAAGTTTGACGTGTTCGGGAAGCCGACCAAGGCACGCATGGCCGGCGCCACAAACCCTAACGGGATCGGCTCAGGATGGGTTAAGGCCTTGTGGATCACGAAGAAGCCACCGGCCGGCGAAATGATCCTCAACTACAAGCCCGAGGATTATCACGCGACCCATTCAACCTACACGGATAACAAGGTTTACCGGAACGACGCCGATTATATCGCCAAGCTTACAAGCCTTTCGGACCCTGTACTCCGGGAAGCTTGGATCCCCGGATCCTGGGACATTCTCGCCGGCCAATACTTTCAAAACTGGGACGGGGCCTGGGATCCGCGGGAGAACAAATTTAAAGGCCGGCACGTTCGAACCGTGTCCGAGGTCGAGTTTCAGGCCTGGCAGCCGCGGTGGATCTCGATCGACTGGGGTTTCCAGCACGCCAGCGTAATTCTCTGGTGGACTCGAGGCCTCGTGACCGACGGTTTCGGCCGCAAGCGGAATATGATTATCTGCTACCGCGAGTACGTTACCAGGCGCATGAACGAGACCGCCCTCGCGCAGCAGATCGGCACTCAGACGGGTCTCATGCCTGGGATGGGCAAGGAATCGGCCGGCAGCGAAACGATCTCTCGCGTGTTTCTCTCGCCCGACCGTTTCAACCAGCAGAACAGCGAGCACACGATCGCCGACACGATCGGCGACGAGCTCAGGACCTACAAGATCCCCAGGCCAGAGCGCGCCCGGGACGATCGCGTCAACGGTTGGCAGCTTTGCTCTACGGCTTTCGATACCGACAGCGTAGTCGTGCTGGACACTTGCCGGGACGTAATAGAGTCCATTCCCAAACTGCAGCGCGATCCGAAGAAGATGGAGGACGCGATCAAAGAGGGCAACGAGCTCTTTTTGGACGTGTGCGAAAGCTTCCGGTACGGAATGATGGGGATGGCCGACGAGAACAGTATCCCGCGGGAGATCGCGATCCAGGAGCGGATCAAGGCGATCTCGAACCCTACCGCAAAGTATATGGAGTATTTGAGGTTATCCTCTCAGAAGGGCGGCGGCAACGTAACCGTGCCGATCCCTCCCCGGAGGCCTCGAGGGTAATATGAGCGAAGATGCACAGGGCAGCCAGGAAAGCCAGGGCAGCGGAGGCCCGAAGCTTCGCAATTATTTCCGCGGCCGATGGATGGCCGACGACGGGACGCATATCGTGTACGTCGATCAAATCCACGCATGGGCCGGCCTGCAGCGTGTCGATTACTGGCCGGCGGGACAGTGGGCACTCAGGAGCGACGGTACGTTTATGCTAGGCGCCGACACCGACGTCGACTTGCTTTTGTTCTACGTGAACCTTACCCAGTGGGATCGCGACTTTCTTAAGGCTATGCAAATCGCCTATGCGCCCAACACGGAAAAGCGTTAACGACCGGCACCACGCGCCGCGCACGCGCCAGGGCTTGCGGATCCTCGCGAATCGGATCCGCGACGTTTACTCAGCAAACGGGATCGGCTTCCGGCGCGACGGCGAGCTTGTAAACAGTGTTTTACGTTCGAGGTCAAGAACTCTTGACACTCCGGAAGGGTTAGGCGAGCAATGGGCAGAAAGACACTCAGTAGCGAAAATGGTCCGGGCCCTGTACGAGAGCAACTCCTAGCCGAGATCCTCGATCTCCGCAGGGAGCTTGCCGGCAACGACGACGAACTTGTCGAGGTCCTCCGCGATCAGATCGCCGATCTCCGGAAGCAGCGGGATTACTTCCAGGGGAAATGCGACCGCCTGGAAATGCACATCGAACGCGGGCCGGCGCCTATCGACAATCGAGTCCCCCGGAAGATGCGCGAGGAGATCCCGACAGCGCACGATCAGCCGAAGGAAAACCTCGACTCGGTCCGAGGAGTCCAGGCCCCGATCGGCGGCGTAACCAAGGCCCACGCCTGGCACAACCTGCAAAGCAAATGGGACAGCATGAGCGCCGCAGAGCAAGCGCGCGCCCTGGGAGACGATACGGATCCGCGGCCGACGCAGGTCGACCCGCAACCCGCACCACCGAAAGTTAGCGACTAACGAGGAGGCACCATGGCAGGGTTTCAAACGCACGACGGCAAGATCGCCGGCAACCGTGAAATTGTCCAGAGTTACGACAAGGCCCACGGGAAAAAGCCCGACACGATGAAGCCCGGCGCCGCCGGCGGCAACGACGAAATGGGCGGCGGCGAGCCCGGCAACATGGAAGAGATCAAAGGCCTGGCGGCCGAGCACGGGCCCGCGCACAAGACCGAGACGCACCATGACCACGAGGGCGGGATGCACCATATGCACTCCGAACACCCCGACGGTCACAAGCACCGGTCGAGCCACGGATCCGCGCACGAGGCCCACACGGCCGCGATGCACGCCTCGGGAGCCATGGAAAACGACATGGACGAGCACGGCGGCGAGCACGCGATGAACCAGGAAGAGGAAGAGGCCGGCGGAATGGGCGGCGGCAAGGGCCCACAAATCGGCTTTATGTCCTAAAGGGCCATGCCCCCACAACGGACCGCAGGCACCAAAGCAACCGGCTACGTCACCAACAAGCAATCCCCAGGGCCGCGGGAGTGTGCACATTGCCAGCACTTTTCCCGCGGCAATTGCAACGGCGCGCATGTTATGGCCGATCCCGAACTTAAAGACCGACGGAACGAGGACGGCACCGTCAAGGTTGAACCAAATTCCTACTGCTTTTGGTACGAAGCCAAGTAGGAAAATCGCAGACTCAGGAGATCCACAAATGCAGGTAGAACTCAGTAAGCTTGACATTCAGACCCTCGACAAGACGATCAGCGCACTCATGCAGGAGCGAGCGCGAAGAGAAGCCGGCGGCATGATGGGGATCGCCGAGCAGCCAGGCAAGCCGGTCGACACTCGGAACAACCTGCCCGGCGCATATGCCCAGGCGCCGGAATTCGATCTCGATCACCTTTTCACGTACCACGGGCCGGAAGATGGGATCCAGGTCCAGGCTTACGACTCCATCCGATCGACAGCAAAGTATTTTGCGGAGGTCATTTTGCGACACACGCCAGCCGGCGCCGATAGAACCGCGGCGATCCGAAAACTTCGCGAGTGCGTTATGACGGCCAACGCCGCGATCGCCCTCCGCGGGAGGTCCTAAAACCTTGCCGGCGCACGAGATTATGCCCGACTTTCGCGCCGGCACTCTCCACAGCGGCCGATCCGGAAAGATTGTCACCAACCCGCGCCAGGCGAGAGCGATCGAGATCAGTTACGCGCGCAAGGAAGGCGCCGACATACCGGAGAAAAAGAAGGAAAAGCCAAAAAGCCACGGTTGGATGAGGTCCCACGATGAAAAGCCATAATTGGATGGCCGACGAGGCCAGCCGCGAGAAACACGCCGGCACAAAGGGATCATTTAGCCGGAAGGCCGCGCGCGCCGGCTATTCGACACAGGCTTACGCGCATTTGAAAGAGCACGCGCCAGGCAGGACCGGGAAACAGGCCCGACTCGCCGAGACTTACGCAAAGGCCAGCAAAAACAGGGGATAAATGCCCAACCAGTCAGAGATCGCGAGCGCGACAACCGAAAACGAGGAGCAGGTACAGGAAGATATCGCGCGGTTTAAACCCGGCGAGCTTGTTCCTATCGATGCCACAAACGATCGCGTCGACCTCGACGAAGAGGACGAGAGCGACCTTACCGTCGACGAGAAAAAGACGACTCTCAGCAGCCTTGCCGATCGAGTCGCACAACGGGATCTAGTCAGCCGGCGGATCGAGGTCCGCGATTGCTGGAAAGCACGCTATTTTTACCGCGGCAACCAACACCTGCTACTCGGCCGTAACCAAGCCTGGGTTTTACCGCAGCAGGTCCTTATGGGCGGCCAGAGTTACGACGATCACAGCCAGGAAACCAATATTTACTTGGCCTTTGGCGACACGATCGAGGCCGCACTCACGGCCGGCACGCCGTCTGTTAGGTTTGAGGCCCAGGACCCGAAAAACGCGGCCGATATCGATGCAGCTTGCAACGCCGACCGCGCGCGCCTGCTAATCGAGCGCAATAACAACATGATTGTGCTGCAGGAGGACCTCTCCCGGTTTCTATGGACCGACGGACGGGCCCTTGTTTACGTTCGGCACGTCCTGGACGCGCAGCGGTACGGCTATTCACACGCCGGAGTAAGCGCCGTCGAGGATCAGATCTCGTACCTGCCCGAAGAGGGCGGCGAGGGCCCGGAAAAACTCGAGGCCCCCGATCTCGGCGCCGAGGGCGGCGAAAGCGAGGATCCCGACGAGGGCGAAGTACGCGGATCTGAGGTTATTCGCGTCCTGGGAGCCCTCGAAACAAAGCTTCCGATCCAGGCCAACGACCTCGCCCACTCGGCTTACCTGCAGTTTTCCGAGGAAATGGATATCACGACGCCGAAGGCGATGTACCCGGAGCAATCCGACGACATTACGCCGGCGACCTCGCCGACCGCGGAGAGCGACTACGAACGCCTCGCGCGCACGTCGATTATGATGGGGATGCGGCCGTCGAGTATGACGTCCGACTCGATGACCTATAACACCACGGTCCAGCGGACATGGGTCCGGCCGAGCTTCTTTTTCGAGGAGAAAGACGACACCCGGCGCCAGTGGCTTTTCAAGATGTTTCCCAAGGGCGCGATGGTGGTAATTGTGGGCAAGGTAGTTTGCGAGGCCCGCAACGAATCGATGGACGATCACTGGACGCTAATCCACGCGCGGCCAGGCGACGGGATGCACCGGCCGGCCCTCGGGCAGCCTGTGATCCCACTCCAGGAAAAACTCAACGATTGCATGGATCTAGTGCACGAGAGCTTTATGCACTTAATCCCGCGGATCTGGACCGATACCGAGCAGTACGACGTCGACGCCGCCAACGACACCCAACGCGCGCCTGGCCAATACATGAAGATGCAGCGCAAAGGCGACAAAGACCTCGCCGGCAACTTCTTCGTTGAGCCACAGATCCAACTCGCCGCCGGCTTGCTCGAGTACATCCAGAACCTTTTCGGCGAGTTTTCGCAGTTCCTATGCGGCGCCTTCCCGGCCCTTTTCGGCGGAAACACCGGATCGAACGACACCGCGCAGGGGATCGCCAGCCAGCGGGATCAAGCCCTCGGCCGTGTCGGTTTGACCTGGCGCAACATGAAAATCGGATATGCCTCGATCATGCGGCAGGCCGTGATGGCCGCGGCCGAATACCGCAAAGAGGTAATGACTGGCAACGTGCAGGGCGCCGACGGCCAGGAGACACAGATCGCGATCGATCCCGACGACCTTAAGGGGAATGTACTTTGCTTCCCGGACACGGACGAGAACTTCCCCGAGTCCTGGGTTGCCCAACGCGCGGTTTGGATGAACCTGCTAGAGAGCGCCAAAAACAACCCGGTCCTGGCCGCGATCCTGGCCGCGCCGCGCAACCTGCTAATTGCCAAGGACAAGATTGGGGTTAGCGAAATCGTGATCCCGACCGCGGCGAGCTCGAAAAAGCAATTGGGCGAGATCGCGCTACTCCTCGAGGGCGGGCCGCAGCCTAACCCGGCCCTACAGCAGGCCGAGCAGAAGCTTGCCGAGCTTATGCCGAGGGCCGCACTCGATCCCACGGTCGAGCAGGAGATCCTACAGCTACAACAGCAGATCCAGGCCATACCTCCGCAGATCTCGAGCGTAAAGGTCGGAAAACTCGACAACGACCAAATCGAAATGACCGAAATCGAGACATGGGCGAACGATAGCGAGGGGATCAAGGCCGCGGCCGAGAAGCAAGACGGTTACGCCAACGTAATGCTCCACTACGACGAGCACGCCGCAGCTATGGCGCAGAAGGCGGCCGGCAAACAGGCGCCGCCGGCGACGAAGCCCGTATCGCTGTCACTCAGCGCCAATTTGAAGGATCTTCCGCCCGAAGGCCAGGTACAAGCGGCGGCAGAGTTTGGGATCAAACTCGACCAGCAGAAGCTTGTGGCCGAGGATGCCCAGGACAAGATCAACGAAGCGGCCGCGGCCGTCAGGCCTCAACCTGTACCCGCGACCGTCCAGTAACAAAAACTCAGACTCAGAAAAGGAGAACGTATGGCCGGCGACGAAGAGGTTTTGCTAGGTTTGGGCGGCGAGGGTGGAGGGGAAGGCGGCGGCGAGGGCGGCGACGAAGGCGGCGTAATTGTCGAGGAGGAGCCCGGATCCGGCGGCGAAGGCGGCGAAGGCGAAGGCGGCGAGCCTGGCACTGGCGAAGAGGGCGAGGAGCCCGCGGCAGGAGCACGGAGGCCCGCAGCGTATGGCCCGAAGGAATTAAAGGCCGACCTGCAGCGCCTTAAGGAGCTCGATCCCAACCTGGCGCAACGCTACCAGCGGGCTTTTTACAAGGTTTCCCAGGTCGATAAGCTTGGCAGCTTCCAGGAGATCTCTCAGAAACTCGAGGCGATCGAACTCCATGGCGGCGCCGAGGCAATCGCCGAAAACGCGCAAACGGCACAGAACGCTATCGCACTCGAGCGCGGGTTTGAAAAGGGCGATCCGCGCGTAATCGACGGATGGGCGAAAGACTTCCCCCAGGGATTCTCCCGGCTTATGCAGCCAGGCCTCGAGAAACTCCGCACCGTCGACCCGGAAAACTACGAGAGGCAACGGACACGCCTCGGGCACGAAATGATGGATCACTACGGAGTGTATTCCGTACTTGAGACCATGAAGGCCGCGATCGACGGCGGCAAACCCGAGGAAGTAGCCAAGGAATTTAACAAGCTTGGCAAATTCTTTGGCCAGGTCCGCAGCCTGGCGCAGCGCAGCGCGGCGGATCCGAACGATGGGCGATCGAAAGAACTCGACACCCGCGAGCAGGAGATCGAGCAGGAAGCCGGAAAGGTTTTCCGCGGCCAGGTCCGGACCCAGGTCAACGCCAGTGTTACGACGAGCGTAAACAAGCAATTGCGCGACCTGCTAGGGAATCGGAAATTGTCGCCTCAGACCGGCAACCGCTTGCGGAAGGAGATCGCCAGCGAACTCGCGAAGGCGGTCAACACCGACCCGAATTACCAACGCCAGTACGAGGCGATTATGACCGCCAGGGATCACGGCCGCGCCGTTACGTTCATTTCAAACGCGGCTTTGAAGAAAGTCCCCGGAGTCGTGCGTCAACTGGTGAAGGAGTTTAACTTGCTCACCGCGCGCCCTGGCGCCGGCCGAACGCCTGGGACGGGGAAGCAACCCGCCGGCGCCGCACCGGTCCGGAGAGTAGGCGAGCAGCGGATCATAACCGGCAAACCAAAGGCCGACGAAGTCGACTGGACACGGAGCGAGAAATCTGTTTTTATTCAAACCCATGGCCAGGTTTACGACAAGCGCGGCAACGTTCGAAAGTGGTAGCCGGATCCGCGCAATCGTTCGAAAGATCTTCCGCCTCGGCAAGCCCGCGGATGAGCCACACGACGAGGCCCGCAAGCTAATACTTGCAGAGGAAGCGTTTTACAAACGCTTTAAGCGAAATGGATAGACGCGGGTTTCTGAGGTCACTTGTGGGCGGCGTAGCCGTTGCGGCGGCCGTCCGTACATTTCCGTTTAGGGTTTACAGCTTTCCGCCGGCGCCCGTCCTTGCAGGGAATGAGTTTTTAGATCATTTCGCTTGGTACGTGACCCCCGGGCAGGCCGCGGCCTATAAGGAACTCCTCGGCGAGCTTAAGCAGATGCCCGGCACCACGGAAGTTATCGACGTCAACGACCGCCTTAAAATTATTACTTTCGCGCCGGTCAGGCGGCCGGCGATCGCAATCGCGGATATCCCGCGCACGCGATACGGATATCACGCAAAATTTTCTCGCCTCTCCGATTAGCCTCGAGCCCGGACTCTCGTTAAACCGAAAAGGGCGAAGCGAAGCAGGCGGATGCACGACTCCCCCACGGGGGAGCACTGGACGCCACACAAACGGCCAGCAGCGAAGGCCGCCGGATCTCAGACCGGCAAACGCAGCGACCAAGTCAGCACCATCCAGAGTAACAACATGACAGCCCTAGCAACGCCCGACGTAGAGGCCGTTGAGCTTGAGGCAGTTCGGGAGGAAATTCCCGATCTGATGCTTACCGAGGACACGTTTTATACCCGTCTGAAAAAGGCGGGGCGCGTGATCCCGATGAGCACCTCGACCGGCGGCGGATACGGCAGCAGCTTCGATGCGAGCGGCCGGCCTGCCCTCCGTATTCCCATGCGGATCAAAGCAGGTTCGACTCACACGCAGTTTGACGCCAACGGCGGCGACATGGGCCGCGGCACGGGCTCCAATTATGCAGCGCAGTTTCTTTCCCCGGTTTCCTTCTCGGAAGCCTGCGAAATCACCGCGCAAGCACAATGGAGTACCGACAGCGGTAAAAAGTCCCGTGTCAACGTTAAGGCGACCGAGTTTACCCATACCCTTGAACAGTTCAAAAGTAACCTCGACGCGGATCTCCAGGGCGACGGCTCCGGAACTCTCGCAACGGTTACGGCGGCTAGTTCGGGGAGCGGGGCGGCCGGTCCGTCCTTTTCAAACCTCACCGTTGACAACGCCAACCAGTTCTACGACAACCAGGTTATCCAGGTTTTCCCCTCGGTTGGCGGCACCACACGCGGCGCCTTTCAGATCTCGTTTGTGGACGGCGTCACGAACACCCTTTGGAGCGCAGATCCTTTGCCGAGCGCAGGCGGCGCAACCGCGGCCAACGATATCCTCGTTGTCAACGGCGCAGCCGGCACGGCAGGGACCTCGATCATGGGGATCAAGGCCTACCAGGTAAACGGCAACACCGGGACATTGAACGGGCTTTCCCGCAATCAATACCCCGGCCGGCTATCCACGCCGACCGTTGACCTCGGAGGCGCGGCAATCACGGAAGCGACTGGCCGTTTCATCACCAGCAAGATCGCCCTGGCACTCGGCAACGAGTCGCCGGCTTTGGCGGATCTCGCATGGTATGCGAACGTGGACCAGGCCGCGGCCCTCGAAAACCTCGCCGTCCAGGTTGCGATCACCAACCAACAGCAAATCAAGGGGGATAGCTCCCAGGATATGCTGAAAAAGTTCACGCCCTCGACGTTTGTCGGTTACGACATCATCAAGAGCGTGCACGCACTTCCAGGCCGGCTCGACGCCCTCTGTCTCAAATACTGGGGGATCGGCGAGCTCAAGGCGGCCGACTTGTACGACGTCAACGGGCAAACGACTTTCCCGACGATCGGGAACTCGGGCGGCATCAACGCTTCGAGTATTTTCTACTTCGTGACCTCGATGAACGTCTACAACTCGAACGTTCGCGCCGGCGCGTATATCCAAAACGCGCAGATCCCCGACGGGATCTTTGGGTAATTCTCACTCCCGCAAGGGAGACCTGGGAGGGTGGGGGCCGCGCATCCAGAGAAACGCGGAATTTTAGGAGATAGACTCAGTGGCGAAAAACACGAAATTGATAGTCGGACCCGATGAGCTCTCACGCCACGGGATCCAGATGCGAGTGCGCTATGTCCCGCGCGTGGACTTTATCCTTCTCGAGCGGATCAAAGACGAGGCCGATCTCAGTATTGGCGGGATTGTGATCCCGGATGAAGCCAAGAGCCAATCGAACAAGGGCCGAGTCGTGGCCTCGGGCGAGGGCCGATGGATCGGCGACCGACTTGTCCCGACCGGGCTTGTAGCCGGCGACGTGGTAGTTTTCTCGAAATATGGCGCCGAGGACCTCGAGCTCGACGGCGAGCAGTATCTTCTAATGCGCGCCGACGAGGTCAAGCTTAAGGAAGTTTCGGTCCTCTCGTGAGCCCATGGCGCCCAGTTCATAGAAGCGGAGGCCCAGGCGCCGCCGGCGTGATGCTGATAGTCCTCGCCGCGATCGCCCTGGCCTTTGTGCTTTTCGGGCATTACTGATGGGTTGCTACTTTACCGGCGACGAGCGGATCCGACCTCCCGAGGAATACGTCGAGCACTTGACCAGGATCGGCGGGATCAATCGTTTCGGGGATCCCAATTTTATCCTCGTGTGGGGCCAAACCCGGACCTGGAAGATCTTTGGGACGGACGCCCGCGGCCGCAAGGGCCAGCATACCGTGCTGCAGTTCGGCGGCGTACCAGCTTGGCACCTAATGGCCTGGAAACCTCCTGAGACCTGGGGAACGCCGGAATTGTGGTACGCCCTAACCTGGGATCCTGAGAGCAAGACGCATGGCCTCGGCGACTTCCCATGGCGAGGCGACTACGCGCCTTGCCGTTTCAACCTGTACGTGCGGCGCATGATAGGCGGCGGCCTGCATTTCGACCCGGCCGGCAACGTAGTCAATAAGCCGGCAAAACTCGAGATCGACGCGATGCCCCTGGCGCATTGGGTTTTGGATCTGATAGTCCCGAACGTAATCAAAGACCAGGAAACGACTTACGCGCAACGCTGCGAGGCGGTCCGGAAACGTATGGAAGTAGAGAAAGCCAAGGCCGCACAGCAGGCTTTCGACGCCTACCGGGACGCGAGCCCGGCTTTCGGCGGCGCCGACTTTTCGAAATCTTCGAACCGCGAGGCATGGATGCAGCGGATCAAAGAGAAGCAAGCGGGGATGAAGATCTCGGCCGAAGAAATCAAAAAACGGATGGGCTCAGGACACCGAACGTTTTAACTCAGAAAAGGAGAACGTATGCCAGCACAGGGCAAGACTCAGATAGCAGACAACATGGCGAGGGACCTCGAGACCAAGATCGACGGGCCCGTATTTTACTCGCCCAGTCAGGTCCTCGGGCTAATCCCGCGGGACCATTACGTTTACATTTTTAGCCTGTACCCGGAAAAGATCGAAATCGGCAAGGGATCCCTCGGCAAGATCACGATCGCGGCCTGCCCGCCGGGCGCCCCGTACAACGAGCCTATTCGCTTTGGTGCCGTGGTTTCGACGACCTATTTCGATGCCATGACGCAATGCATGAAAACCGACGACAGCCGGGCCGAGTATATCGCCCAGGATATCGTGCATCCCTTCCTCGCCGGCGATTGGAGCATTGGACAGAACCGCGAGGACAAAGGGGTTTTTTGGACGCACAACGCGAAACCGACCGCGGCCGAGCTCGCTACCGCGCGCGGCAAAATGGAGAAGTTTCTCCGGAAGCAACTGCAGTATGCGAACCGGCTCGAGAATCAAAACAAGGTCGAATTTATCACCCCGGACATGGTTATCGCGGCGAACTACTTCCACGAAAACCGGACGTGGAATCGAGTCTATCAGCGAGAAGAAGCTTGCCCAGGTTGCGGGGGCGAAGTTAAACCCGGGATCATCCGCCACAATTGCGGCTTTATTTACGACTGGCCGCGCGCCGTCCTGTTCGGCATGGCGACCCTCGAGCAGGCCTCCGGGACCGGGATCGACGTCCCTAAGCTAAAGGCCGAAGTCAACAAGCTACGGTCCAGGAGGGCCAAGCCGGCGCCACAGGC